GTTACAGTTCCTACGGCTCCAGAACCTTCTAAATTATCTGGAGTTAGTCCATCGTTACCATTTAATCCTACAGGGTTCCAACCCCATTGAATATCTCTACTAACTTCTAATTCGGCTGAATCTGGTCTTGGGTCACGCACAGCCTGTGGGTCTTCTACTACAAATTCACCCAAATGTAACTGTGGATGATCTGGGTTCCAACACTCAGGGCAAGCCTTTATATTTGTTTCCTTACCCTTTCGCACTAAATTATGCAGTTCACGTAAACGATACTGAAATCCACACACATCACATATCGCAATAGCATTAACAGCAGCACTATATCTAGCCATTACATAGCCCTAAACATACGTGGGACAAATCTTACCGAGGCTTTTTCTCTATCCTCTCCCGCTGCCAAATCAAACTGCCTTTCATATTCAGCCTGTAACATAGGTATCCTAGGCATTAATTCTGGGTCTTTTTGCGCTATATAATACGCCAACCCAGATACTAAACATGGTAAGAATCTGAAGTTCATATCTGCTGTTTCTGCACCCGCCCCAGCGTCTTCGATCCTACGCATACGCCAGTAAACAAGTGTGTAGTTGTTGCTGTCAGGTACAGGCCAAACAGTAACAGAGGGATTATCTCTACCGCGCTCAACCTTAAGTTGTATTGGGCGACCTTGTGATAGTTTATTGGGGATAGACGAGTATGTAGAAACACTTATTCTGGACATATTTAGATCAGATTGTGTACTTACACTACCTGCACCCGTTCTCACAACTTGTTCTAGTAAGTCAATGGTGTCAGCGGGTAGATTGTAAGTAGCTGTGCCTGAAGTAAGAGCTACACTGCCTTCTTCAATAGTCCACATATTTATGCCACGATTTTGCCATTCTATAGTCAGCAAATTCATAGACCGTCTGGCAGTACGTAAATCATAGCCAGAACGCATCTCTCTACCGGCACGTTCCCACGCTTCTTCTGCTATTTCAGTGAAGTCTGGATTAAATGCTGTAGTGCCTGATGTAGCCATTATTTCTTCTTCCTAGCTGTCTTTCGCTTTAGCGATTGCACTCTTCTTGGTTTGCCCGCTGGCTGCCCCAAGCGTTTTTTCTGACTTACTCTTGACTTCTTCTCTGCTGAAGTCATTTCAGAAGCTGTTTTAGGGGTCTTACTAGACACCCTCTTAGTGGGCCTACAATACGGCGTACCACGTTTTTCACCCTTTTGACGCCCGCAAGCCTTCCCTGTCCGAACGTCCTTCCAGTCCTCTTTAAACCACCTTTTAAGGGCTGCACCCTTTTTGGTTTTACGAACCGCCACTGGCTTTCTTTTTCCTGCATTTAGCAATAGCGCCAGAAGCATAGGCAGACGGGAAAACTTTATACTGCGCCTTTACCTTACGATAACACGCATCTTTTACCGTACCGCCTTTTTTATAGTAGCGCTTCATCTAATACTTGTAGGTCGTTTACGGGCTATACCGTTACCCCGGCACATAACCTTACCGCCGTCGTTGTAGCCTTTAGCCTTGTGTTCCGAATCTTTCATCATAGAACCATCAGGCATTTTGTGATAACCGGTCATACCACCGCTTCTCATTCTTTTAGTACCGCAATTTGACATTTCTCCACCTCGATTAAATTTTCTACCTTCGTCAGCCTTTTCATAGTCTTTACCCACGCTCTGTGGGATTCCAACTTGTTTAGCAAACTTAGGGTTATTAGCTACAGCTACCATAAGATTATGCTGTTTTTTACTTTTACTCGGCATAGCCTACCACTTAACCTTATCGGCCCAGTACGCCGCACTCATCTTACCTTTCTTGATGTTGCGTCCGTGGCGGGCCTTGAAGGATTTACGCTTTGCTTTCATACGCGCAGATTCACCCTTCTTAGGTTTACCGGCGGTACTTGCGCCTTGCTCGCCAAAACGTATTATCTTCTTTTTCCCACCCTCACATGCTTTAACTACATGAGACTTTTTTGGGTGTGAAGGAGTACGCCTTGGCTTGTTGCAAGCCATAGCTTGTTTGTCGACCTTACCGCCAGCTTTATAATAGCGACGCATAAGAATCTCCTAGCTATAGAACACAGTCATTGCGGTTATATTGGTAGCAGTAGTCACATAGACATCATTGCTAAATCTAATCCCGTTATCAGGAATGTTTACTGAGTGGGAATCAGAAGCTAGAAAGTCTATGTCCAACAGAGTTTCCCCACCATTACCATTAGTAACAGTAAGTCTACCCGCTCCTGCGCTTGTAAGAACTTGTATCTGCCTTACACGCGCTGGGCCTACACCAAGAGAACCGGTACCTGTGACTCGCTTACTGGAAACATCAGAGCTTGACATAGGTTACTCCTTCGGCTTAGTAGCCTTAATTTTTGGGGTAGCTTTTTTCTTGGGTGTACCATCTGGATTTAACCCACGAGCTGCTAGTTCTTCAGCGCTTGGTTTTTTAAACCTATCACTCATAAGTCACCTCATTAAGCAGATGCAGTTGCGCCAGTATCTACACGAATCCAGTTAGAACCATCGGAAAATACAAGGTTACCTGTACCATTACCTGTAGTTTCAGAAGCCTTCAGGGCGTTTGACGCATACAGAACAGTACCCGCACCTGCCGAAGCTGCCGCTGGGAGTGCAGCTACAGTGTAGCTGGGGACTTTAATATCGCCGACAAAGCCATTAGTGCTTGTTACCGGCCCGGAAAAAGTAGTTGAAGCCATTAGAATTACCTCTTGCACAAGGTTTGGTTTCGTAGTCTGTGCAACGTCAGGCGGGCAAAAACCTGTCTACGAAACTAATTGGTGCCCAAAAATTTAGTGTATCTCAAAAGAAAGGGGGCGACAAGCGCCCCCTAGTACCTTTTATGCTCCTTCGGAGCCGAAGATACCTAATGGATCAGATACACCAAAGGAGTATCTTTCACGAGCTTTGTAGCGGCTGTTGCCGGTATCAAAGTCAGCATCCATAGAGGTCTGCATCGGAGTACGAACGAAGTGTTTCAGTCCGTTCGGTACGTCTGTCAGCAGGAACCAAGCATCTACATCTGTCAGGTAATGGTTGACAGTGTAACCTTCAGGAATCGCACCCATGTTGCGGATAGCGTTGATGTCGTTATCAGCAGTGGCTACGCGCCCTTCAGTTTCTAGCAGACGATCAGCAACGAACTGAAGATCAGCCGGGACAACCAATTTACGTGGTTTCGCAGCAATCAACAGACCGCGCTCATCTGTCCAACCAGCAATCTGAATGATAGCGGCTTCCAGAGAAGTTTCGTTCAGGTCAGCAGACACAGCAGGCTCGTTAGAGTTAGTACCACCAGACACCAAAGGATGGGCAGTAGAACAAAGTTCTACACCGTCACCGTAAGTGACGCTACTATCGAACGCACTGTTCAAAATAGCGGCGGCTTTAACCTGCTTGGTGTAAGCCATAGCGCGGGCCAGAGCTTTGGTATAACGAGAAGACAGTGAATCGTACAGGTTGTCTTCAATCGCTTCTTCAGTGATTGAAAAGCCCATAGAAACAGTCTCGTGGTTGTACCTTGCAGTCCACGCTTCCTGAGCGTTGTCATAAGCAATGGCAGAGCCTTCGTTCTTGACGGGGGCGGCTGCAAAGCCTGACAACTTAGTTTCTTCTTCAAAAGAACGATCAGAAGATTCTGTTTCAAAAATCTCTGCGTGTTCTTCACCATATTTCTGATACTCAAGGCCGAACAAGGCGTTTAGGCCCGGTAAGAGTTCCTTGAGCAGTTGTGCTCTTGATATAGCCATGTGTCAGTTACTCCTTAGACGCCAGTGTTCATCGTAACACGATGAGCGCCGGTGGTGAATTTAACCAGAACGTCCGGGTACGTATCATCGGTAGCTGATACGAAGTCCATAATCAACAGGCCACCAACGGTAGTTTGTACTGTAGCATCAAGTGCCATAGTAGAGTTACCGGTAGCTGTATTGCCTGAAGTAAGGGCGTTCTGAGCGGCGGGAAAGCCGGTAATAGTGCCAAGATCGTCCTGACCACTAACACCGTCAAGCTGCGCCTGAAACAGTACGTTAGGATCGTCAACGATGTAAGCTACTGCATTCACTGCGCCAGAAGGGTAGTACTGAGAGTGTACTGTCTGACCCTGATCGTTTACGTATTCACAACCAACAAATACACCAGCGGCTCCAATAGAGGAACCACCAAAGTTATTGGTTGTAATGTCTTTACCAGTACCATCGGCAAGCTCGATATAACCAGCAGCAGTTAGCTGCACAATCGAACCATTGAAGATGTTATTGGCGACCCCAGCAGGGTCAATTTTGTAGTGGGTTACGGCTCCCGCATAGGGAAGACCGTCAGCCCGCTTAACGGGCTTTAGCCCGTAGGGTGTAGCTGAAGATGCCATGATAGACTCCTAATAGATTAACCTTTTCCGAAAGTCACCTTAGAGCGCCTGTCATTAAATATAGGCATTCTAGGATCACTTTCTCGCATCAAGTTGTTGTCGACAGAGTGCATCTGGTTACGAGACTGCTCTCGATAATATCCATTACGTTCGTCGACAAGTTCTTGTGGAGCTTTGCAAAGCATCAAACCACCTATAACTACATTGTCCTTGAAGCGGTCATTTTCGACTACTGCAAGTTCAATTTCAGGGTGATCTGAAGCCTTAACTGGCTCCCATCCTTGTCTTAATTTAGAGGTCACATTGGTGGGATCAGCATTTCCACGAGTAGATACACGCACCCATTTGAAACTCCACCCGTCCTGCGAATCAGGGGTCGGCAATGTTTCTGGCCTACTCCACGATCTTTTACGGGTTTTCTTCTCACGAGATTCTAACTCTCTGTTAATTCTGTTCTCAGCCATTATGTGTTCCTCAATAGTTGTGCAACCTGTTTGGCGTATACATCCAAAGGTACGTTAAGACGTTTCGCGATAGCAATTTGTGATTGAGTAAGTCGCACCTTGTTAGGTGAAGTGCTCCGCGTAGCGGGGGCAACCACGTTGCTAGATTTCTTCTTTGGTTCCTCTGGTTCATCTATCCCGTCATCAAATTGATCTGGGAATACATTTCGCATACGAGAATTTATCTTCTCGTAGTAATCGTCAGATTGGGGGTCAACCCCCTCTTTGACTAGTTTATTATGGTACCCCAACGCGAAAGCGGTCATTTCATCGTCAGAACCGAACCACGGATTTTCATCTCTCCATGCTTCAGCCTTTTCATCCCGCGTAATTTGCGGCGTTGAAGGTGCCTCTACTTGTTGTTGTACCGTATTATAGCTACGTTGTAAAGGGGTTTCTTCCTCTATTGCAGGTTCTTTAAAGGTATTAACCTTCTCCATACGTATTTGTGCAGTATTTAGTAGCTGTTGTGCTTCCACAATAGCGTCTGTTTCTCCTGCTTCGTACGCATCTCTATAGGCACGTTTAGCGGCATTAAGTTCTGCTTCTACCTGCCGTTTAGCAGATTGAATTAAAGCAGCTTGGTTTTTAGTGCTTGAT